TCTTCCAAGATGATCTTTTAAAAGGTATGGCCTGAGCAATGGGTGTGCCTCTTTTTATAATAGTTTTTAATGTTTTATATTTATCTCCGTTTAAAACAAACGGAAAATTTACTGCATAAGGATAATTATCTGTATCAACTATACCAGCTACAATCTCAAACCTGTCGTCTCTATTATTTAGAGGAGGAACAAATAAACAGGAATATCCTGGAGGGGTAGTAATAATCCAAGGACTTAAAATTTTATATATTGGCAGAAAACTATTTTTTTTAGAAAAGGGACATTTTTCACCAATTTGACCAAGGCTGTGATTATCATTAGAAGAATCAGGAAATACATGATTTAAAAAACTTCGATCATTTAACGAATACCTTCGTCCACTATCAAATTTATTTTTGTCCTTATTATAAAAATTATGATGTAAATCCATATCTTGAGGCATTTTAATTAAATAGCCAAAAGATAGTGAATCTAAAAAAGGCATACAATGTTTTATGGATTGTGTGTCTTTAGGATCTAATTGTTTAAACCACTCAGGTATGTTTCTTATAATGGGTTCGGGTTTATCTTCCTCAAAAATATTATCTAAATAATCTTTTTTTGCAGAAAATTTAATTATGTTTTCGAACATAATTGCTTATAGCCGTAATAAGAGATGAAGTCAATTAATTGGCGATTTCTTGTAGGCAAATAATATTTTTACCGTTGTCTGACAATATTTGATTAATTGTTTTACCATCAACGTGATCTGAAGTATTATATTTCAATTCTTCCATATCCATAACGTAATTTTTTATCTTAGTTTTCCACTCTTCGCTATACACATGTGCGTTTCCTTTTACAGATCCACTAAAAATCTCTATTCTCCAATCTAATGCCTCTTCAAATGGGGTTTTATTACTCCATGAGTTGTAAAATCCTGTTAAATCTGAGCTTGATAATGGAGCACTTATTGATACTGCACCATCAACTAATTCAATATTTACAAGTTCTTTTCGTATGTTATCCCAATTTGAATCATCTACATCCCGAATTGTAGTTTCATACAGAGTGTCACAAGCTATAGAATTAAGATGTGTTTCATCTGTAGCAATTTTAAAACCAGTGTTAGCTATATTTCCAAATCTTAACTTAGCCATTAACCTTCTCCTGTATTTTCAAATATGGTAATAAAACCAGGACCACCAGGACTCATATTGGTTGGTCCGCGATTTCCACCGCCACCTTGATTGGTATATAATCCAGGTCCAAAACCAACGTATCCACCTAGCCTGCTTGGTGATACTGTTGCCTCGTCTATTCTCGGAGAGTAATCATGAGCAAAACCTGGTGCAGGATTTAAAGAACCTTGATTGCCTCTGACCCAAGGTTGGTTTGGGGAAGCTTGTGTTGCCATAACTCCTCCGCCTGCTGAAAAAGTTGCTGGGGCAGGTGTTATAAAAGTTGTAGCTTGTCCATGATTGGTCGCACTTGGAGTACCTTGTCCTCCAGCTCCCACTGTATAAGTAGCTGTGTATGGATGTGAACCTATAGGAACTCTAATTAAACCAATTGCTCCTGGGCCACCTACTGCGGTACCTGGGCCTGGAGGGGCTGGTCCATTTGGGTATTTTCCTCCTGCTCCACCACCAATTAGTAAAACTGAAGCTTGGTTAGCGCTTGAATCAGCAGTGTAAGTTGCACTACTTCCTGATGAAGTTGATAATGCTAATTCCATGTTTGATCCACCAGCAGTTCCACTTGATGCTGCGGTTATTCTTCCATCTTCATCTACAGTAAGGCTTGAAAGAGTATACGAACCTGCAGTAACAGCAGTAGATTGTAGTTGGCTTGGTCCAACAGAATTGGCTGCCATTTTTGTTAATGTTACGTTCGATTGTTTAAGTTGTACGGTGCCAACAGAATTAGGCGCCATTTTATTTTGAGTTACATTTGATTGTAAAATTCCAGCAGTAACAACTGCATTGTCATCAATTTTAGCAGCGGTAACGGCATCATCTGCAATCTGTGCTGTTCCAATAGTTCCACCTAAAGTGTCTAAAGAAATTTCTTTTAAATTTGTTCCGTCAGCATAAGCTGCATAAATTTTTGCAGCGTCAGGAGTAAATCCTGTTCCTGATGCAGTTTTAATTGTAAGGTTAGATGGATTAGTTAATCCTGTGCAATCAAAGATATAAAATTTTTCTATGCTATTAGGTATTGTACAAATTGTGCTTGCAGCAATAGACGCTGTTGCAAATTTGATTACCATATTTCTTGCATTAGAAATAGTTTTGTCAGTCATTGCTAAAGCAAGAGTTCCACCACTTGAAAGTGTTACTTGTTCATAACCTGCAATTGCTTGTTGAAGTAAGTTTAAATTATTATTTGTATTATCACCCCATGTACCAGCGTTTTCGCCAGTAGTCATAAGTTCTAGTTTTAGATCTGTAGAATAATTTGATGACATATGTTCCTTATATTAACAAAATTAAGCTGCAAGATCAACCTCGGACCAAGTATTAGTTACTCCAGGATCTATCTCTGCCCATGCCGTAATTATAGGTGTGCCTATACTTGCTGTCAACCCTATACCAGTTACATCAACAGTCGCAGTACCTGTTGCTGAGGCTATTGCACCAGCAGTTGTTGTTAATGTAAACCCTGACACCCCTACCATTTGACCAGGTATTTCAACAGCTGTTCCTAAAGACAACGCTGCAGCTTGACCAGTAGCTTGTTCAGTTGTGCCTTGTTGTAAACTAATTGATCCTAAGCTTAAGGATGCTGATATACCTGTTACTGGAACTTCTAATTTTAATCCTGCAACAGTGTTGCCAATAGAGCCTGTTAGTAATCCAGCTGTACTTGGTGATTCAACAGTAGACTGTACTAAACTTTGACTACCTTGAGAAGTTGTCATTCCATCTTCACCAACAAAAACAAAGACATCTGAATCAATTTGAATTGATTCAAGTCCTAATGTAGTTGTTAATAGAGATAAACCACTTTGAGTTATGTCAGAATTTGCCTGAACAGTTACAGAACCAATAGATGAAGACATCGATTGACCCGTTGCTATTGCAGAATAAGCACCACCCCAAGCTAAATTACCCCAAGTTCTTCGGCCCCAACCAATTCCAGTTAATTGAGATTCATCGACTGTTGCAGCTCCAATACTTGAAGTTGCAGAAATTCCTGTAACTGGAACTCCTATTTCAATAACATTACCACCTATTGATGAGGCTAATTGTAAACCTGTTGCGCTAAATGTAAATGATATTCCAGCTACTTGACTGCCAATACTAGAGGATGCACTTATTCCAGTTACATCTACCTCTGCATCTGCAGTAATTGAAGCGATTGATCCAGTAGCAGTTTGTAATAACCCTGCGGTAGTTACTGCTTCTGTTGGTGAATTTAATTCACCCCATTGGTTTTGTCCCCAAGAATCTCCGCCCCAGCCAACTTGAATAATACCAGTGGGTACTACACTGCCAATACTAGAGGATGCACTTATTCCAGTTGCAGTAACTGTGGCATCACCTTGTGCTGCCCAACTACCTTGGTTCCAAGTTAACGCTCCCCATGTATTAGCCATGAAGAACTCCTAACGGAAGATCCGCTATAGAAAACAAATTAGTAATGTTTGCCATAGCAGGCTCCTCCTTTAAGTTATGCGATTCTTAATATAGCTGCAGCCGTTGTAAATGCTGGAAACTGAATTGTAAAAGTTCCTGAAGTTGCAGTTTTATCTCCGCCAAAATCTAATACAGCCACTGCTGGGTCATTAGATGCAGTGTCGTTATAAATTAATGCACCTCTTGCAGTTAATGTAACTCCAACAAAAGACAAATCAGCAAAATCCGTTATTGCTGTATTTGTTGCTATTGACGTTCCTACATTTACAAGTGCTTTACCGCCAGATGTGTAACCTGTTGGTGAGGACACTTGCCCTGAAGTTGTGAAAGATGTTGTCGATTTTCCTAAAGCAGCCGAGTTAGTGTACATTGCTAATTTAAATGAATTACCACCTGGGTTACTAAAGTTATGCGTAGCTTCCAAAAGTTGTTTCTTGAAAGAGTTGCAAATTGCGTTTGTTGTTATAGCCATTTTTTCTCCTTAATTTTATGGTGACGGTGAAGGTATTTTAATTCGAGGAACTCCACTGTCGTATTCTCCTCTTCTTCGTCTACCCATTTGTTGTAGACCAAAAGCTTGTATGCTTTGATTATACCTCTCAGAATACAATTTGTATAGATCCTCAGGTCCTTTTAAAAAGCCATAAGCTTCTTTTAACACTCCATATAATAATAGCTGTTCGTGTTGTTTTGAAAGCAGGGTGCTAGTTGAACTATCAAAATGAGGCGGATCTTTAATAAAATTTATCTGAACCGTATCAGCTGCTGCTGGTGTTGGGGCAACCAATATGACAGGACCTTGTTGAACATTATCTTCCCAATTAGCCCAATATTTAGGTGTGCCTGTTGCATTTGTAGGATTAAATTCAGACATAAAACTTGTATCCCTTCTTTCTAAGAAAGTCCTAGTTCCATTTGATGCAATGTGTTGTACAGATCTAACTGAAATACAATCAGATGGTAAAACTACATATCTATTGTTAATCGTAAAATTTGATGTTGAGTATTTTCTTAAATCGTCATAATCAACTTGACCAGCAACATTTAGCTCTGTGTTTCTTATGAATTGATCTAAAATAACATCACTTAAAACA